ACTGGTTGCACTGTTTGCATCTGAGACGGATTTGCTGGACCGCCTGTAATCAAAGATCCTGGTGGAATAAAATCTGCTAATGCCATTATCTATATCCTTCTTTTGTAGCTTCTATATCAATACCTTGTGCATCATTCCATGTTGTGCCTGCTGGTATTTGCATATTAAATTTAAAATATCTTGCACTCTTATGAAACGGTATTGTTCCTGTGGCGTGCATTGTTGCAACTGGTGATGTTGTAGATTGTGAATCACCTACTCTGTTACGTGTAGTTAAAGATCCAGTAGCTGATGTTGTGTCCACAATAGGTCTAACGTGTGTTACCAGTGACCTGTGTTGCGGAAATATTTCTGTCTCTCCAGTGCCTATCTCACACTCAAGGTTTGATCCCTCAAATGTGCCAAACTTATGATCGGTGTCAAATACACCAAACGACCTCAACCCACCTACAAATATATCACTATCTAGTGGTACGTTGATAGCATCTAAATTATTAGATCCTGTTGATGGGTAGTTGTCTAACTCATCTACAGTAAAACCTGGAGATATGTAGTTAAATATAAACTCATGAGATAATTCTGTAATAGACCATCTTTGAGTTTCATAGTTGTAAATAATAATTTTATCTGTCACACCACTCGCAGTAGATGGATATGACCAACAAACTAATTTATTTGCGTAATCTACAGCAGCTTTTACTCTTTCTCTGTGTGCAAATCTAAGATCAGATTTAAAAAATCTATCTACTTTACCATTACCAATTGGTTTTGATGAGTTGCCATCTGTAACTCTAAAACCGTCTTCTGACAAGAAATATACAAGGTTACCAACTTTAATAACTGTCTTGCCTTGTACAGCTCCTATGTTATCTTCAATACGTCTAAAAGAAAATATAACATTACCACCTCTGTAATCCATTCTGGTAATTCTGTTTTCCTGGAATATCAAACCAAACTGTCCACCTGTAACGCCAGTAACTACACCGCCCTCTGGCAATGTTTCTGAGTCAGCTTGATTGACACCCTCTGTCCAAGATGTTGCGCTGTTGAATGATGACCATTGCACTTTATTTTGTGCTGTTGGTTGAAATCCAGTAACTACAAAGTTGTTTACAACTGCTGCGTGTCTGAATGTAGGCGGTGAGCCTGCAAGTGCAGCAAAGTCTGTAGAGGTATCAAGTGACCATGCTTGAGGTGCGTCTACACCATTAAAAGCTATCACGCTTTCACCAAACTTTACGAAATCCCAATATCCATTTTCAGCAGTGTTAAATGTTGTGCCACCACTTTCATCAACTACAGAGTTTGCAAGTATTCTATAAAGTTTACTAGAGTCACCTGCAAAGATACTGACATTACCAGTATCAGATGTGAAAGATGCAGCACCTTGTGCTCTGTTATCCAAAGCATTAGCTGTTGCTTGTGTAATACTTTTAAATGGTCTGTAACTATTTACAGCAGGATATACGTTCTTGGCTTGCGTTGCACCAGGATTTAAATGATCTGGTAAATCAGGCAGCCACTCTCCAAAAGGTACTTGCATTATTTTACGTTATCAAAATTGTTTATGTTAATTCCAGACCTTTGTACTAAAGGTGTTCCGTTGTATTTATCTTTTTCGTCTGCTTCTTCTACTTGTTTTAACGCAGCTTCGTATTGTGCTTTAAACTGTGCAACAGTTGCTTGGTCCATACCTCTAATAAATGTAGATGCAAAGTATAATGCACCATACAGATAAACATCTGGATGGTTTGTCAAAATAAAATTAGTAGCTGTGCTACCATCTAGTGAATCTAATGCTTTGTAAAAAACAAGACTAGCAGTGTAGCTTGTGTCTGGCAAAGGACTAAATCTAAAGTTTGATCCCTCTATCGAATATACCTTTGGTGTTCCTGTTTGTGATGAACCTTTAGTTTCGTATTGATGAAACGGTGTCATGTATTGTAAAGCGATCTTTGGGTTTTGTACTAAATGAAAACTTCTAACTTGTAAAAAACCTGTAGGTAATGCTTCTGTTTCAGAGTCAATAGTAAATGACGAAACATTTTCCATAGCTCTTATACGTAATCTACGATTAAGGTCTGCTTCTGTAAGATCAATAAAGTCATCAATTTCTGACGTAAGATCATCTCTAGCAAGAAAGTTTGCTATTGCAGTTTTTAAATTTGTGTAACTATCTAATGCCATTATAATCTTTTATCTCCTGTTCTAAAGAACATAAACTCATTACTGTTTACCATTTCTCTAATAATCTTTTTCTGTTCCTCTTTGTGTACTTTATACCAATTAGAGTGTCCAAATCGTTCTTTTGTTTTAATTTTTAAAGCGATCAAAGGTATCTGAGCTATGCGTTGCATATCTCCTTTTTGTGTCACATTGTTTTGTGACCACTTGTTTTGTTCAAGAATATTAGTTGTGTCTTGAGTATTTCTTACAACAAGTTTTCTTGTACCTCGATCTATGTGTATGTCTTGATTTTTGTCGTAAGGATTGTTCATACAACAACAACTGTACCAGTAACAGTAACAGTTGCTGCAAAAGTTATAGGACCTGCAAACACTGCACTAGTAATAATTTGATCTTTATTTATTTCAGAATCATGTTCATGTATTGTTTCACCTGCTGGTGCATCTCCAATATACTGAACTCCTCCTACTGATGATATTGTTGCCATGTTATCTCCTATGTACTGATTGAGTCAACCACTGATACCCACACATCAATACTGTCTGCTGTACCAGCTTGTCCTTTTAAAATATCTCCACTTTGTAAAACAAATTTAGCACCACCTTGTACCAGCTCTACTGAACTTGCTGGTGGTATGGATAAATCTTTTACAAGGTATCTTGTTGTAGAACCACCTTCAGAAACAAATATACTTACTGTAACGGTAGTAGTTAAAATATTTGCTAGTCTTAAACCAACAACAGCATCATCACTGTTTGATGTGAAAATTGTGGTTGCAGAGTTTGTTATCTGCGCTCCATTTGATTCAAAGTCTTGTGCCATGTTTTCTCCTTATAATGCGATTGCCATTGCCACGGCCAGACCTTTGCTAGCTTTGGCATCTATTTGTGTTTGAATATCTGAAGTAACAGAGCCAAGATGTTGAAACTCTGCACTTGTTACTGAACCATCAGCTATCTTAGTAGCGTCTATAGCAGCAGACGCTTTGATGTTTGCGTTTTCAATATTAGTAATACTGTTACCTGTACCATCAGCATCAATAGTTTTATTAGTTAGTGTGTCCGTAGAACTAGCGGTGATACCACCAATGTCTGATAAAACTTCAGCAGTAGACCTGCTTTCTAATCCGTTTGCAGTAAATCTAGCATACTCGTCATCTGCAACACTAGAACTATCTATTTTAACTGCGTTAGTATTGCTGATACCAAAAGTAAGTGCTGCCTGTCCACCAATATCACTAAGCACTTCACTAGCTGATCTACCTTCTATAGATGTACCTGCTACTCTTAGGAAATCATCATCAACCACACCGCTTGTAAAAATCGGTATGTTTGTGTTTGAGATACCAAAAGTTAATGCAGCCTGACCTCCTATGTCACTTAACACCTCAGAGGTGCTACGACTTTCAAGACCATTAGCTGTAAATCTTGCATATTCATCATCAGCAACTGAACTGCTATCTATCTTTACTGCGTTGGTGTTTGATATGCCAAATGTTAAACTGGCTTGTCCACCAATGTCAGACAATACTTCTGC